ATATTGGTCTTTTACATATACTTGCTAAGAACATTCCGAATACTAGATTCGCTATTATCCGTAAGAGTGAGAAGAATTTAAAGCTTACCAGCATTCCTACCTATCGAAAAGTTAAAGAAAAAACAAAGTCTAAAGGTTCAAGTGTCATAAGAGATATGGGCGCAAGATATTCAAATGGAAGCGAAATTCTTTTTATTTGGGCTGATATAACTAAAGACCCTGATCTTGATAACGTCAAAGGGCTTGAATTGACTGGAGCATTGATCGAGGAAGCTAATCAGATTGACAAGAAATATTTCGATATATTAAAGACACGTATTGGACGTTGGAATAATGACAAGTGTCCATCATTCGTTATGGTTAACCTAAACCCTTCAATCGGTTGGGTTAAAGACTTATTCTATGAAAATCATATCAATGGAACAATGCCTAAAAAGCATTATTTCATTCAGTTTGATCAGACTGATGCGGAAGATTGTTCTGGTTCGGAATATATCGATACATTGGAATCATTACCAACGGAAGAATATAATCGTTATGTACTAAACAAATGGGATTATTCAGATGTGCCGAATCAGCTTATTAAATACGAATGGTATAAACAATGTGTTCTTGATAATTACGAAATAAAGAAAACGGATAAGAGTTTATTGGGCGTTGACCCTGCATGGGAAGGTGATGATGCGACTGTTTTAGGTAGAATGTGCGGAAATCATATGGGATGGTGGGAAAGTTACGCTAAACAAGACCCTGATCATACTGGTGTCATTGCTTATGAGCGCGCTAAAGAATACGGCGTTGTTGAAGGTGATTTAATTGTTGATCCAATTGGCTTAGGGGCCGCAACAGTATTAAAACTAAGAAATGATTTAAAATTCCAGCCATATTTATATTTAGCGAATGAAACGCCTGTTGATACATTCGGAATGTTGCAAATGTTTAATAAGAGATCAGAAGCGCATTGGTTATTGCGTGAAGCTTTTAAGAATGAAGAAATAACAATTACACATACACCACAATTTCAAAAAGAATGTTTAGCCGTAAGATATACTGTTGATGAAAAGAAGTTTCGAGTAAGACCGAAGATGGAAATAAAAAAAGATATAAAAACATCGCCAGGATTGTTAGATGTTGCTACAATGTTAATACACAAGTGGAAAACAGAAAACAGTGGATTGAGTAATGATTTATTAAATTCACAACTAAGTTCATTTGTGACTGATTTCACGTCGAGGGCTAACATGGACAGAGCTAGAATCATAAAACAAAATAAAATGGGAACATATTAATATGCCAATATTAAGTTCACCAATCGGTGATAGTGGTTTAAATCAAAACGCACAAAACACGAATAGATCCGTTGAATATATAATTGAATTACAGGGAACATTAGGATCTTCAAATTATCGCCAAATGTCAAGAGGTGATGCCAATGTTGGAATGATTTTAAAGGCGCATAAGAATCCTATTCGTTCAGCCAATTGGTGTATTACGGTTCCAGAAGATGCGACTGATATGGAGAAAAAAGCTGGTGATGTTTTAAATTCATGGTTTTTTTCTGGGTGTGAAAACTCATTTGATACATTATTAGGTAAGATATTGTCAATGGTCGAGTACGGATTTTCCGTTTTTGAACGGGTTTATACAACGTATGAATATGAGGGTACAAAATATTTAGTTCCAGACTTACAACAAAGACTTCAAACATCTATTCAGGATATACTTCCAGGTCAGCAGATTATAAAGCAAGACACTATAAAAATTGGTACAGTTGACATTCCATTTGAAGATTTGGTGTTCTTTGTTATAAATCAACAGGGTGATGACATGCGGGGCGAATCATTATTGAGAAACGCATACTTCTCATGGAAACGTAAGAACATTTATCAGGAATATATGGGAATTGGTATACAGCGGAGCGTTGCGGGTATTCCGGCTATGATGGTTCCTAAATCGGTTAGGGTTGACAGTAAAGACTATTTAGCGGCGGAAACATTGCTTAAAAACATTGTTTGGCATGAAAATGCTTATATGATTTTACAAGAAGGCTGGGATTTTAAGGTAATTGATAACAAATTTGATCCAAGTAAGCTACAAAGTATCATTGATAGTATTGATTCAAATATGGCATTGAGTGTTTTGGCGCAATTTCTCTTATTAGGTCAGCAAGGTAATGGCGGGGCTTATGCTTTATCAAGGGATCAGAGCGATTTCTTCTTAGATGGGTTACAGTTCATTATTAACTTAATCGAAGGGGTGTTTCATAAGCAAGTCATCCAGCCATTCATTAAATTAAACTTTGGTAATGCTGTTGACTGTTCAAAGATTGAACTGAAAGGGCTTAATCTTAATAAGAAAGCTGGAAAAGAATTATCAGAAGTATTATTAAATCTTAGTAAATCAGGATTTATTAAAGCAACGGTTGATGATGAAAACCAAATACGAAGCTCATTAGAATTACCTGAACTATCTGATGAAATGCTTAAAGAACGCGAAGCAAGCCCTATTGTTGAAGAAGTTGAAGAAGTAAAAGAAAAAGTTGTTCAAAAGCCTGAAAAGAAGGTAAAACTTTCGGAAATTCAGAATAAGCGCGAAGATTTCCTTAATAAAAACCTTAAAGAAATGAATGATTTCATGAAAGCGAATTTGTTCTTGATTAAGGATAAATTATTAGCTGATGTTGAAAATATGCTTAATAGTGGCGTAACTGAAATTAAAGGGTTACAAAAGATCGAAGTATCATCCACTAAATACAATAAGGGATTAGAAAAGAAGTTATCTGGTATCGCGATTGATTCATGGAATGGCGCTAAAAAACAAGCAAAAGTAAATGATGTAAAACTTGCTGAACCTAAAGATATTCCAGATAAAGAATTACGTCAATTTGTTATAAACGAATCATTAGCTATTGTTGGTGATCAAACTTCAAGCATGAAGGCTCGCGCAATATTAACAGCGTCTAATGGTCCTTTAAAATCATATTCTATTAGTCAAACAATGGGTAATGTTGATAAGTCAATTGACGCTTACATTGCGTCAAATTCGGTTGACGTTGGTTCTTCTTTGGTTGTTGTAAGTACCGTTAATTTCGGAGAATCTCAATTCAATAAAGAAATTGATGATCAGCTTTGGGGATATAGATTTGTTAATGGTGATCCTAAAAGTGAAATATGTAAATGGTATACAGGAAAAACATTTTCTACGGATAGCACGGAATTAGCGGAAGCAACCGCACCACTTCATCCGAACTGTAAATCATATATGGAACCAATATACAAAACAGAAACTAAACCTGAAAAAATTGATAATGTTATAGCGCCGCCAAGTATTCGTGACCAAAAATCGATATACTAATGACAGAACATAGATGCGGAAAATGTAAGAAATTATTATTTAAAACAAAAGAAAAAGAGTGTACAATAATTAATGATGATACTTTATTGGTTGAATCAAATTTTGTTGTTTCAAAAGACGGTAAATTATTAGCGACTATTTCAGCGATTAATATAGAAACTAAATGTTCAAGATGTAATAAATTAAATAAATTTCAAGTTACTAAAGTTATTGAAGAAAATGAATTTGATGATAGTAACAGATTAGCGAAACACACAATTTAGAACCTCCGAGAAGGTCAATCGTTTTATCAGGATCAGAGAATCCCACAACAGTTTAATTACTGTCGTGGGATTTTTTTATTAACAATGGAGATACAAAATATGCAAAGACAAATATTTTTATTCACGCAGATAGACACATTTTCTTCTGAAATGATCATTCGACAATTGTTTATGTTGGATAGAGAAAGCCAAGAAGAAATAACTATTTTTATTAATAGCCCTGGTGGATCGGTTGTTGATTTATTAGCTATATTGAATGTAATGGATATTGTTAAGTCTCCTATAAGGACTATTGTAATGGGAATGGCGGCTTCGGCAGCGTCGATCATTGCGGCGGCTGGTAATACACGTTTAATCACAGAAGATAGTGAAATTATGATCCATGAAGTATCATCATTCACATTTGGAACAACTTCTCAAATGGAATATGATATGATTAGAATTCAAACAGCCGAAGATAAGGTTTTAGAAAAATTATCCAAGTTTACTGGTAAAGATACTAAAAGTTTAAAAAAATTAATTACGAATAAAGATAAATTCTTTAACGCTAAACAATCCGTTAAATTTGGATTGGTTGATAAGATCATAAAAAGTAATGAGGCACAAATACTTAAATTATCAGAAGCAATTAATGTTGAGGGTTACGAGATTAGTTTAAATGATGATGGTTTATCAGAAGTTCAGCTCTTAAAAGCTGGTCAATTTGAGCATCCGTCATATGGTGAGATTTCAATAACAAATGAAGTATTAAAAAAGTTGCATGATAACTTTGATAATAAAACTCGTGGAATTGATATTTCAATTGACTATACGCACGAAAATGAAGGTGGAGAAAGTCCAGCCGCGGCTTGGATTAAAGATTTAGAAATAAAAAATGATGGATTGTTTGCAAAAGTAGAATTTACTCCAAAGGGTAAAGCCTTGATCGAACAGAAGGAGTACAAATATGCAAGTGCAGATTTTTCTATTGATTATGTTAATGAAAATGGAACGCATGTTCCATATGTACTTCGTGGAGGTACGTTAACGAATAGACCTTTTATAAAGGAAATGAATCCGATTAAATTGTCTGAATTTAAAGAAAAAAAGGAGATACATAACATGGGTAAAGAAGCTCTAATTAACGCTTTAAAAGATGAAGGTCTTGATGTTGCGAAAATGCAAATGGATCTTGATTCTTCTAAAGCTCAAACGGAAGAATTACAGAATCAAATTAAAAAATTAAGTGAATTACCTGTTGAAAAAGATAAAGAAATTGAAAATCTTCAAACAGAAATTAGCACCCTTAATTCAAGTATTACAGATGGTAAAAAAGATGTTGCTTATAACAAATTGTTAGAAGAAGGAAAAGTTGTTCCAGCACAAAAAGAAAGTATCTTGAATACTTTTAAAGATGCTGATGCAATGAACAAGTTTTATAAAGAAGCACCTAAAATTGTAAATATGGCACCTGTTGGTAATGGTGATGATACTGCTGATGGTGAATTAACTCCAGAAGAACAATCTGTTGTTAATAAAGGGTTACAATCAAAAGAAGATGTAATTAAATATCGAAATAAAGATAAAAAGTAATATAAAAAATAAATGGAGGTCAAGTAAATGGTTTTAAGTGCAGATCAAATCATTGAAACAAAATTACAGCCAGTAAGAACGAAATTAAAAGTTGTTGATGGCGCAATCACTATCTATAAAGGCGCGATTCTTAATTATGAATCCGGTAATATTGGGTATGTAAAATTAGGTTCTGATACTCATGGCGAACAATTCGCTGGTATCGCATTAGAAAACAAAACACTAGCCGCCGCTGATAATACAGCAGATGGTACTTTTGATGTTGAGGTTATTCCAAGTGGTTCAAATGAATGGATCAAAATGGCAACAACAGCAACAACAACAATCGGAAGCCAAGGCACAGTTGTATTTGCTGATGGTGATGATGTGGTTGATGTAGTAGCAAATGTTGTTAATAACACAAAAGGTCAAGTTGGTGTAATTAAAGAATGGATTAGTGCAAACTTGGTAATGGTTCAATTAGCAGGTGGTGCTGGTATAGATAGTTTAGGTCAAGAAACATCATAAAAATTAAAATAATTGGAGGTTAGTTAAATGTCAACATTAAGATCATTAGTAAATGACCTAACGGTTGTTGCACGTACTGAATATAATAAAAATTATCAATCATTCCAGCCAAAGTTTTCGGAATTGTTGTATCAGTATAATTCAGGTGCAGTAGAAACAATGAATTTCCCATTCACAGACTTTTTCAAAGGAATGGAAGAATTCACAGGAAGCAGAAAACACGAAACATTCCCAAATGGTTACAAGTTTACTGTAACTAATAAAGAATGGGATTTCGCTGTTGATGTTCCACGTAAAGACTTAGAACGTGCGGCTAGTGTGAACAGCCTTAACGGATTAAATCTTTATGTTAAAAGAATTAGTGAAATCGCTAAAATGGTAAAAGATCATCCAGTTGAACTATCTTTTGATATGTTAGAATCTGGTGATGCTAGTACTTATGGTACTACTTTTGACGGTCAGAACTTTTTTGATACTACTCATGATTATTCAACATCTGCTGGTACTCAAAACAACATTTTGACTGGTGCTGGTGTTACAGTTGCTAATATACATGCAGATATATTGACAGCAATTTCACGACTTGATAGTTTTACTTATGCTCAAGGCGGAACAGGAAACGCAAAGAAAAGAAAACTTAACAGATCAATGAGTAAATTGCTTGCAGTTGTTCCTACTCAATTAAGTGGTAAATTCTTTGACTTAAAAAACAAAGAAAGATTAGCAACAGGTGAAACTAATACTGTTAAAGGAATGTTTGATTATGTTTCTATACCAATGACTGATGAAACAGATTGGTACTTAATGGTTCTTGATGAAGATGTATTTAAACCATTCTTATATCAAGTTGAAAAGTCACCTGAATTAGATACGCCTACATTGCAAGATGAAAGCGCCCGCGAACATAAGGTTTTCACTTATGGCGCATATGGTCGTTATAATGTTGCTTATGGTGCATGGTGGAAAGCAATTCAGATTACAAATACATAAATTAATAAGCCCCAGCGTGATTAATTTTGCGCTGGGGTAACAGGAGAAAGATTAAAATGATAAACGTAAAATTCAAAGAACCATTAAGTTTTATTTTAAGTGACAATTTACTTGAAGCTGTTGTTGGTGAACAAAACGGCGCTTGGATCATAAAAACAATGACTTTTAAACAAGTTTTAAAACAATCTGAATATGAAGCTGTATTGGAAGCTAATATTAATAAGACTATTGATGTTGAAGCTAAAGTTTCAATTCAAGAAGATGTAAAGTCAGAAGTGCCTAAACCACGCGGTCGTCCTAAAAAACAATAAGGATTAATTTATGACACCATATTGTACTGTTTCAGACATAGAATCGTATTATCTTAATAAAAGTTTTGATTGCGGAGATTGGGTAAGTAATTCCGAAGTTAATTCTTTTATTATTAAAGATGCGGCTATTATCAACGCTAAATTAAAAGCGAAATATACACTTCCAATAACAGATCAAGATGATCTTGCAATTCTTCAAAGCATTAATGAAGGAATGGTTGTAGGAACAGTTGATGATATTGTCCGAGAAAGAACGGAAGATGGTAAGTTTGAAAGAGGTCGTGACACGCGCAAAGAAGCATTGGCATTATTAAAGGAAATTTCTAAAGGCGAAATGATTCTTGATTCTACAGAAAAAGCTTCTGCTATGAAGTTTAATAATGTTAATTCTGATGGTGATGTTGTTGATAAGCGATTTAAAGAATCTGCTATTGAACCTAACACAACTTTGACTGATCGTGAAAGACGAACGGTTACAAGGGTTAATTAATGGTTAAAAAACCTTCGATACAGCTTACAAAAGAATCGAAAAGGTTACTAAAAGATTTATTCAAGGGTTCAAAGATTGATCTTAGACCGACTTTAAAAGTTATCGGCATTGGTTATAGAAAAGAAGTAAAAGCTATATTTCAGAAACAACAGCCAAGACAAACTGGGTTGAGCTGGGATAAATTAAATGAAAAATATGCTGAACAAAAAGAAAGAGAATTTCCTGGTCGACCTATTCTTGTAAGAACTGGAGCATTGAAAGATTCTATGACAAGAAAAGGAGCAAAAGGAAATCTTACTGTTATAGGAAAAACTTTTGCTGTTTTTGGATCATTAATTGAATACGGTATATATCACGACGAAGGAACTAGCAAGATGCCAAGAAGAAATTTTAGTGAACCTAGTAGTGATCGTGAAAAAATATGGAAAAATCAATTGAATGCAGATTTAGTAAGAAATTTTGAACGTCAAGGAATAACGGTTGATAAGGATCTTATTATATGATCTATGATTCAGAAGATTTATTAAAATCAATTAAAACGTATGTTAAAGCAAATTTGAATACTCAAATAACTGCTATTAATACTGAAAAAGGTGATTTTGATATAGATTCGATAACGGATGATGATAAACACTATGTTGTTTATGGAGAATTACTTGAGCTTCCAAACAATATATTTTGTAACTTTGCAATTACTGGAAATATCGCAACTGATTCTAATTACAATGATGTAAAAAGAGATATAACTATTCTAATTGAAGTTGCGTTTGATAATCCTAAAAAAATAAATACATATTATAAAAGTCTTAGATATTCAAGAGCATTACTTGACACGATTTTGAATTACGAATCAGCGACATCAGAAGCCGCTGGATTAACAGTCAATGAGGTGATACCAATGGTGGTAACTTCTGCTGGCAGGCAATTAATTGTTAGTGGAGTTGAAATCTTAGTATCATTAGGATAAAGAAAAGGGGATTTATGAACAGGAGAATACCAGCACTACCGCAAGAAGATGCAAAAGCAATAAGTGATTCTTTTAAAATTTCAAAACAAGAAACGATAAAAAAGAATCACAAAGGTGAAATTTTAAAATCAGAAAAAGTAATTGTTAATGAAAAAGGATATGCGATTAAAAGTTATTACGGTAGGACTCTGATTCATAATAAGTCTGTTATTCCTGTTGGTGGAAAGCAGATTTTTGTTGGTGAAAAAGGTCAGAAGTTTGAGAATATTCCTATCGAAAAGCGTAACTTAATCAATTGGTCAGAATCCGATTTTGAACAATAAAGGAGAAGTTCGTTATGGCAATAGAAAAAGTACGTGATTTTTTTGGGATTAGATATGTAATTCCTTACAATTTAACATCATTCAAACCTTTAGTTGTTTTAAGGGCGGTAGGTGAAATTTCATTTGAGAATGAAGTTGAAGCTGTTGAATTAACTGGTGGACATACTGATGCACCTTATGATGTTGAGTATGGACAACCTTCACCAACATTAACTGGTACTATTCGTGAATATCCATCCGAAGTATATCAGATTATGGAAACGAGTACCGTAACAGAAAACGCTGCGGAAGCTACTGGTAATGTTGGAACAGTTACTAATGGTACTGGAACAAGTGTTTTTGGTGGTGCTAATGGTATTTCATCTGTAACTATTAATGCTGGTCAATTATCAAATGTTGATTTTGGTCGGTATACATTTGTTGCTACAGGAGCGCAAACGCTTGATCTTTATATTGCTGGGGATGTAGATTCTTTTGATAATATTGAAGGTCGTGTTGTTGCTTCTATCAGTACAACGGGAGCTGGATCAGTTCAAGTTAATGCCGCTGGTATTACTTTAACTATTGTTGGTACGCCAGCATATACAACATCTGATACAGCTTATGGTGAATTGAAACCTGAAAATACTGGATCAAGTGAAATTCTTGTTGGTTCAGGAACGACACCAGTTAATTTTGGTGTTAGATGTGTATTCCCACGTAAAACAGATGGTGTATTATATTACATTGATGTGTTCAATGTTTCTGCTCGTGGAATGTCTTGGAAAGGTGTTTCAAGAGAGTTTAGTGAATATGACATCAGTTGGAAGCCAGTTGCAAGAGCTTCTGATGGTGCAGTTTATCAAATGGTAAGAGTTCTAGGAGTCTAACAGGTTAAAACAGGTATGAGGGGATTAAGATTCGTTTCCTGTTCGAGTCTCCCCTCAATAACAGGAGATTAAAAAGATGGAAAAAGCAATTGTAAACATAGCTGGTAAAGATTATAAATTAAAATTTACTGTAGGTTTTTGGAAAGATTTAAAAGAAGTATGTGAGGTTACAGTAGGAAATTTAGAACAAAAATTAAATGAAGATTTTGGTACTATTGCAGCACAAATTGTTTTATATGGTGTTTTTTATGGCGGAAATGGTGAATGGTCTTCATTAAATGATTTGCCTATAACTATTGAAGATATTGAACACTCCTTAGATCGTAGTGTAATTGATTCAATTGAAGAAGCAATAATTAATGGTATGACTAAGGCAGAAAAAAGATTAGTTGAAATTGCTAAAGACAAACAAGAGCAAGGTTTTAAGGATATAGCTGATGGCGTAGATTCCTCTAAAAAAAAATAACTGTTGAGGAATATTATCAAGATATTGAAAATGTTTTAGTTTTTAAGAGTAATTTCTCATATTCAGAAATTAGATTCATGACTTATGTTGAATGTGAACATTATTATGATTTTTATAATAAGGATAAAAACGAATTCGTTGATTTTATTTTCAAGTCATTTGCTTTTTATAATCTGGAAACTTCTCTTTTGGCTGAAAGAGGTGAGAAAAAAGATATTAACGCATACGTAAGAAAATTAAATTCAAAAGAAGAAGAAACATTAGAAAATAATATGATTGAACAGTTTGAAGGGATAGACTTTGGCGAATAATATAAAATTTGAAGTATTAGCTGACGTTAGTCAATTTCAAAAACAATTTGGAACGCTAGAAAAAAATGTTAAAAAAGCTGGTAAGAATTTAACCACATTTTTAACTTTACCTATTCTTGCGGCCGGCGCTGGATTTATTAAAGTCGCTTCTGATGCGGAAGAAGTCGGAAGTAAATTTAATGTTATATTTGCTGGCATGAATGAAACTGCTCAAGAATGGGCCAGATCATTTGGTCAATCTGTTGGTCGTTCTAATCTTGAAATTCAAAAGTTTTCATCTGGTTTAGGTGATGTTTTAAAACCTTTGGGATTTACTACGCAAGAAGCATTTAAACTTTCCACCGAAATGACACAATTAGCGCTTGATGTTGCTAGTTTTAATAATCGTCAAGATGCTGATGTTATTCGTGCATTCACTTCTGCCTTAACAGGTGAACGAGAAAGCCTTAAAACTTTAGGTATTGTTATTAATGAAGCTGATGTTAAAAACGAAGCATTTGCTTTAGGATTAGCAAAAACAGGTGAAGCATTATCTAAAACCGCAAAAGCATTAGCAACGCAATCCCTTTTATTTAAAAACAGCACAGATGCTCAAGGCGATTTATTAAGAACGCAAGGCACGTTTGCGAATCAGTTAAAAGCTACTCAAGCGGCTGTTATTGATTTAAGTGAATCATTAGGAACATTATTATTACCAACTGCGACAAAATTAATTGTTTCTTTAAAAAGCTTACTTAAAGAATTAAATAATATGGAAGAGGGAACAAAGAAATTTGTCCTTTCTGTTGCTGGGTTTGTTGCAATTGGTGGACCAATGCTATTATTATTGGGTGCATTTATTAATGCTTTTACTGTAGTGTCTGGAGCTGTTCTTGCGGCTAATTCATCCATAATTATTTTAGGTGGATCAATATTCACATTAGGAACAGCATTAAAAACTTTAACTTTAATTGGTGGAGCCGCTTTCGTTGGTTGGAAAATAGGGGAAGTTATAAGAGAATTAACTAATTTAGATGAAGTTATGGCAAGCGTCGCAAGAAAACTTGATTTATTTGGTGTAAGAACAAGAGAATTTGAATTAAAAAATGCGGAAGCAATAAATAAAGTCGCTGTTGCTAGATCAGCCGCTTTTAATAAAGAGCGTGAAGCTAAATTAAAACAACTTGAAGAAGAAAAAGCTGCTGAAATAAAACAAAAAGAAGATCTTTTAGAATTAGAAAAAATATTTGCTGAACAAAAATTAGAAATATCGTTACAAGATAGAGCTTTTAATGATGCATTTAAACAACAGGAATCAGAAGAAGATTTATTAAAAAAGAATTTAAAACTCGAAGATTTTGTTGCTGATCTTGAAAGTAAAAGAGCGCTTTTGCAAGAAAATGGTGATTTGACTGTTGAAATTGAAAGACAAATTGGTGATCAAATATTAGCTTTGAAAAAGAAACAAGCAAATAATGAAAGTAAAATATTAACAGACAAATTTGGATTATCTGAAAAATTAAGAGCAAGAGAAGTTGAAGATATTGGCACAACATTAAGTAATATAGGTTCACTTAACAAAAAAGCGGCGGGCGTAGTGAAAGCTATTGGTTTAGGGATAGCTATTATAAACACTTCAAGAGGTGTTACAGAAGCATTAGCAACTGGTAATTTTATAAAGGCTGGAATTATTGCGGCTCAAGGTGGTATTGAAATAGCAACAATCGCTTCACAAAGTTTTGCTGTTGGATCAGGATTTGTTGAAAAAGATACTGTCGCCAATGTTCATAAAGGTGAAATCATTGTTCCATCAACTTTTTCTGATGCAATTCGTGGTGGTGATTTATCTTTATCATCTGGTGGATCAGGCGGAAGTGGTGGTGCATCTTTTGACTTTACAGGAGCAACATTTAACGGAATAACACCAGATTTAGTTGAAGAAATATTTACAATGGCAAGTGAAAATATAGCTGGTCGAACATTAGCATTTAGGGGAGTAACTTAATGGCAACTGGATTACGATTCTTTGGAACAGATTTTAATGATTTTAATTTCGGTGGAACCGTATCATCAAGCACCGCGACGAATACAAATCAGTTTGCGTTTGACGGATTAGAAAATACTAGATGGATTACAGACGGTCAAAGTACGGATGGAAACGAAGCTACGCTGGAGCGAAATTTCGGATTCAATAGAACAGTTGATGCGTTTTATGTATATGACACTAATATGGAAAATATCGAGGTTCAGTATCATGATGGAATAAATTGGAATACTGTTAATTCAGCGATAGCAACTATTACGACAAGCGCAAGTAATGCTTATTTATTTGCTAAATTAGATGCAAGTATTACGATTCAAAAAGTTAGAGTTGTCGCAACTGATACTATCATTCCGAATAGTGAAAAATATGTAACATTATTTTTAGCATTTAATGAAGTTGGTCAATATGAATATTTTCCTGATTTTTCACCTAAATACACACCAGCACAAGATTTTTTTAAAACAACTGATGGCAGGGATTTCGTTATTGAGAGAGGTGAGAGTTTTTCAGCTAAAGTATCTTTAAAATCACACGTTAATCAGAATGATATTAATTTAACTGAAACATTATTGGACAGAAGAGAACCATTCTTTATATGGGCAAATGCTGGAAATCCCGCGAGTTTATTTGCTTATACTTTCAGACCTTTTGGGTTTAAAGATATTAAAAAAGTTACAGTTGTCGGTTCAAATAGCCCGCAATTCACAAAAAATTATTACAAAGCTGGTTATAATAACAGTTTTAATATGGTTGAGGTTGTTTAATGGCTTTAACGTACCAAAAAATATGGGATCAATATAGCCACGTCGAATTCGTTAGAAGAATTTTCATTAAACGATTAAACGAAGATGGAACGTATGAAGCTGATTTTACAGAAATTTCAAGAGGTCTTACAAGAGAAGGTTCGGTGAGTAGTTACACTCGAAGTTTGCCAAATAATTCGTGGCAGTTTGGTCGTGTTAATATGAATAATATTCGACTTAATATATTAAGCCCTTTTCAAGAGTTCGCTGGTGAGACTGATCCTAATTCAATATTTTCTGGATTCATTCGGAATAATTCTATTATAAAAGTTAATGATGCGTTAATTGATAAATATACTGATCCTGCTAATCCTGTTGAGGTAACTGTTACGACATTTACAGGATTGCTTGACTCCTTAACGGCCACAACACAACAGGGATTTGAAACCATAACAGCATTAGATTTTATGAATGTTTTAAATAATATTAATGTTAATGATTTAAGTTTAGTTGGAACAACATTAAATGCTTTAGTATATGAAATTATGAACAGAGCAGAATTCACGAAATTCTTTAATGTAAGTAATTCTACAACTTATATAAACGCTGGTTATAACGCATCATCAATTGATACATCTGTTTATGATGGTACTGTTATGCAAATGTTAGAAGATTTGGCAAAAGGTCATAGTATATTTTATATTGATCCTGATGATAATTATTTCTATTTTAAAGAAGCTAATCCAACTGATGATTTGAAGTTTTCGTTTTTGGAAGATAATAACAGAAAGTTAAAAATTTCAAATTATCGTGAAGGGATTGATCGACAGATAACAAACTGGTATTGGGAAGATACAGAAATATCATCATCAAAAATTCCAGCGGCAGTAAATCCGCGAGTTGGAACATTCAATATTACTGGAATAACTGATGCGACGCAACGTCAAAACACGTTAGATGTTGTTCTTACGAAATCAGAAGATTCAAAACCGTATTTTGACCTAGAATTGCCGTATTTCCCAATTGTTAAGCTATTGGATAAGGTAGAAATTCAATCGTTCGGCTCTGCCCCTCGTGACGCTGTTAGATGGGGTATGTTCGTTTGGACGTCTAAAGACACCACAAGTCCTTTGATCGCACCACGTTGGCGTAAACCAGCGGGCATTAGAATTTCAAAAGATGAAAAATGGATTGTAAGACGAATACAACACGATAAAAACCTAAAAACCAAATTACAAGTAGAGAAAATAGTATAATGGCAAAAACAAATCAGATTAAAAAAGTAGTGAATGGCGAAATAGCTGATGCTGATGATGTAAATCAAATTGTTGAAAACGCTGGTACGGAAGGCGGTTTAATTCCTTATAGCGAAGATGATCAACAACGTGATGCTCTGGGTAAAGAATCAATCGGTTCTGTTAATTACCCTTATGGAAGTTTATTTATAAATGAAGATGCTTTTTTATATGAAGTCGATACTGTTGGATCATCTGTTACAGCACAAATTACATTTAGTCAACTTAGAAAATTTATATTTCAAAAAGATACTCCTGTAACTTATACAGGTAGTGCTGGATTACCTGTTAGAGTAAATTCTACTGAAACAGGATTAGAATTTTTAGCACAACAAGAATTCTATTTTCAACAGGATTCAACGGTTGCAGTTGCTTTTGATAACGGTAATAATGGAGTTGATTTGTCTTCTAATAGTAATGCAGTGACATTAACAAGTCTTGATAGAACGGATTTAGTCGCTGGAAAAGTTAGTCCTAGATGTTACCAATTTGATGGAAGTAGTGATTATTTAACTATTGCTTCTGCATCTGGATTATCAACATTATCTGCTGTTACTGTAGAATTATGGCTTAATTTAAATACTTTATCTATAACAGGAAATGATCAGATTTTTAGGGATGCTAATGATAAAATATATATAGAAGTTACTTCTGGAGGAAATTTTGGTTCTGCTATTGTCACAAGTTCTGGTACTGAATCAATATCAGGTTCTCATGGTTTATCTATAAACACTTGGTATCATGTTGTTCTTACTCGGGATAATTCTGGTGCAGGTTTAATATATTTAGATGGATCGGTTTTACTTACAGGAAATGATTCTGGAAATGGTACTTTTTCTTTTGGAGCGACTACATTTTTAGCTTCTGATACAGGTGGAACAGCAAATTTAAATTCAAAAATAGATGGTTTTAGAATATTAAATAGAAAATTAACAGCACAAGAAGTTTTAGATAGATATAATTCTTTTAAATAATAAAAAAGGAATAAAAAATGTCAAAACAAAAACAAATAGTTGTGGTCAAAGAAAATGATCAAGCTAAGATAACTATGACGATAACTGAAACCGTTATTGAAAACTTATCATTAGAACAATTAAATAATCAGAAATCAGGTTTGATTGTTATTAGAGATAATACTCAATCACAATTTGATGATGCTATTATTTCAATGGACGCACAAATCGCAGAAATTCAAGATAAAATAGAAAAAGCTAAATTAGCTGGATTATAAACGGAGGTTTTAAGATGGGTGGAGCAGAATTAACGCTATTAGATAAATTATTATTTGGGAACGCACAAACAGTTGATGTAAGTTCTGGTGATCATGATTTTTTACAATCAATATCATCTATATATGTTGGTGTGGCTGGAAATGTTAAAGTTGATATGGGCGGTAATGGTACAGCAGTAACTTTTTATACTGTATCTGCTGGAACTATGTTGCCTATTCATGTAATTAAAGTATATCAAACAGGAACAACAGCAGGTGCAATGGTAGGTCTTTCCTAATGATAGTATTAAAAGATATACAAGAAACTTTTACAGTATCATATGGAACATCAAAGACAGGAAAAACTGTTGTTGTAACCATTCTTGATTCGGCTGGAAACGCTTTGGGATCAGGCTTTACTTTAGGCTCCGTCGTGGAATTAGGTGATGGAACATATGGGATTGCTATAACTTTTACAACAGCTTTTACAGGATATATTAAATGGAATAATACTACTGATGTAAGAACAGCTTATACCCCAATTGCTGTTACTGTGGATAACACATCAAATATAACTGCTATTAAAAAAGTGTCAATTAATAGATGGAAAATAGCTAGTAACCAATTAGTTATTTATGATGATGATGATACAACTCCATTATATACATTTGATTTGAAAAAGGCTGGTGTTGCTAATGATGGAACTGATTCTGATGAAAGGATTCCCGCTTAATGGCTAATATTGTCATAAAAGGTTTTATTGCATTAGGGAAACTAATAACTCAAGGTTATAGTAGCTCTGTATCTGTAAGAAAATCCGCTATATGTCAAAAGTTAAAAACAACGGAATACATATGTCAAAAGTTAAAAACAACGGAATACATATGTCAAAAACTATCAACCAAATGAATATATCTGTCAAAAAAATTCGGTGGTGAATATATGAATCATATAGTTGGAACAACGGTAAAAATTCAATCGGAAATTTCTCCTACAGCAGAAGTTGCTAGCACAACAGTTACGCTATTAAAATTACTTGATCCAAATGGCGCGACTGTATTAGAAAATTCAGCAATGACATTTTCTACTGTTTCAGGTGATACAAGTATAGCATCTGTTTTATGGCAAACAATCGCAAGTTCAAGCGTTACTGGTCGTTATACCTTTTTGACTAATGCTTTAAACAATTCTAAAAACTATGTATCAAGGGGATTCTTTAATTTGGAGCAGCAATCATGAAAAAGATTATATTAATTATAACATTATTATTATTATCAAGTTTTGTATACGCGCAAACAAGTGTTGTTTTGGATGAAGCTGTTGATATTACAATAACTGATGATGGCGGATATTATACTGCTACAGAAGTTGAAAACGCATTACAAGAAATAGGTTCTGGAAGTGTTTCCGGATTAGTTAATTGGGATGAATTATTTTTACAAGATGGTATTGCTAATTGGGATAGTATTTCTGGTATTTCTGATAATCAATTAATTAAAGTTCAAAATGGTGATATTAATTGGAGTGTTATTTATGATGTTAGTGGCAATGTTGGAATTGGAGATCCAAGCCCAACTGCTAGATTAGAAGTTGAAAGTAATTCAGCATCAACCCCAACTTTACAGCTTCAAGCCGACGCAGCTAGTTCGGTAGATGTTGTCCAAATAGATGCAGATGGTGATGGGACATTTGATGATTTTGTGATTGACGAGAATGGAAATGTTGGTATCGGTACAGATACTCCAACTAATGTGGTACATATTAAAACAGATGGAA